TGTTCTGGTAGCCCCACGGCGGGTCGGCGTAGATGATGCTGTACTTCTTGTCGGGGAGCGGGATCATGGCTGCACCTCCCCGACGATGATGGTGCTCGGCTGCTCTCGGATCATCTGCTTCAGGCGCTCGAGCTCCTCGGGGCTCAGGTCTTTCACGGTGATGGCCTCCGGTGGCAGCTTGTCGAGGAACTTCACGAAGCCGGCCACGACCGGCACCTTGTAGGGCTTCAGCTCGTCGCGGGTCATGTACTTGCGGCCGTAGGTGGCGGCCATATCCCGCCAGACGGGCCACGGGACGCGGAAGCACTCGGTCAGGCTCATGGACACAAGGACGAAGGCGACGGCGCCGAGCTTGTGGTGGTGTTCGAGGTCATCCCGCTGCTCCTTGGTCAGGCGGTTGTACTCGATGCGGTCGTCGTCGGTGTGCTTGGCCTCGAACACGACGGCCCTGCCGCCCTTGAGGGTGCCCTTGTAATCCGGCTGGGCCTGCTTGGTGTAGCAGGCGAGGAACTGGCCCTTGTAGTTTTTCGGGCCGAGGGGTTTCATGGGCTCCGGCGTCTTTTCGATCTTGGCGAGCCCCCGGTCGAGGTAGTAGTCGCAGGAGCCGGAGATCATCGCCTCGAAGTAGCTGCCGGCGAGCCGGGCCTGCTTGCCGCGGATCTGCGCCCGGATGTGCTTCTCGGCCTCGTAGGGCGTCGGGTCGTTGTAGCCCTCGGCGTTCTTCTTCGGGTTGTCCATGGCGATCACCCGCCGATCTCGAGCCGGCTGCCCGGGTTTTCCTTCAGGCGCTTGGCGAGGTCGATGATGACGCGGCCGTCCACCTCGATGCTGATGGGCCCGTGGTTGAGGTGCTCGTTGCAGCGGGCCATCGCTCGGAAGGCCGGCACCCGGATGATGACGCTGCCGGCGTCCTGCGGATCCTCGTCCCGCTTCTCGGCCTCGGGGATCTCGCTGATGGCCTTGAAGCCGTTGAGCACGGGGATCCCGCGCTCCCGGGCCAGCTCGATCTCGGCGGCCATGCCGGCGGTCGGGCAGTCGAGGCCGAAGGCCCACAGCTCGTCACACATGAGCACCAGCTCGCGGCCGATGCTCAGGCCCAGCTCGCGCTCGGCCGGGACGGTGTCGTCCATGAACTGCGTGAGGTAGATGTGCGGGGTAACAGGGATGCAGCCGCGCTCCACGGCGGCCCGGCTGAACTCCTTGGCCCGCTGGATGTTGTTCTCGTAGTCCCCGCGGCACGGGGAACAGATGTAGACCTTTTTCATGGGGTTATGTCCTCCTTATGCGTGAGCACTTTGGCCCATCGCTTCTTGTACTCGGCCGGCGGCTGCTTCTCAGGAAAGAGCGAGAGCTGCGTCGGCCTTCCTGCGTATCTCTGCTTGTTCCACCTTGGCTTTCCGGCCTTCTCGGCCTCCAGCGTCCAGCCCGTCGCCTTCAGGCTTGTCCCGGGCTCGCTCTGGAGCGTGAAGGTGATGATCTTGCCGTAGCCCTCGCGCTTCGCCCGACGGGCACAGGCGGCGTATAGTGCCGAGCAGGCGTTTCTCGTTCCATCGGTGCAGAGGCGCGTCACCTCGAGCGTGTTGCCGTCATCCAGCCGGCGGCCGGTTGGGCGTCCCACGATGGCGACGCCGCAGAGGCGGCCGTCCTTGAAGGCTGCGAGGCTCCATTTGTGCCCGACGACTCTGCCATGGTGACGGTGCACGGCCTCGACATAGGCGTTGGCCTGCTTCAGCGTCGTGGGCTTGACCTCGATCACCTGCTGCGCCAGCTCTGGCCTGTGAGGGTGATGGCCCTGCACATTTCCATGAGCCGGTCGATGGTGGCCCGGGCGGTCATGTCGTCCCGAGTCTCCCGGGGTGTCATGCGCTCGATCAGGGCCTCGGTGTCGTAGTTGGTGGTCACTATTGTCGGCAGGTATGCCTCATAGCGGCCGTTGATGATGTTGTAGATCGTGGAGATCGCCCACTCGGTCGGCGGCTCCTTGCCTATGTCGTCGATGACGAGCAGCGGGACGGTCTTGTAGATCTTCAGCACGCTGCCCTCGTCGGTGTCGCGCTTGGAGAATGTGCGCTTGATGCGCTCCAGCAGGTCGATCATGGTCATGCAGACGACCGGCCGGCCCTGCGCGATCAGGTGGTTGGCGATGGCTGCGGCGAGGTGTGTCTTGCCGGTGCCCGGCGGGCCTGCGATGAATAGGCCGTTGCGGCCGGGCTCGGGAGCCCCGGGCCGGGGCAGCAGGGTGTCGAAGCTGTCGGCGTACCTGCGGGCCGCTGCGGCTGCGCGCCGGTTGTCGTCGGTGATCTGGAAGGTCTCGAAGGTGCGCCGCAGGAAGCGGTCGCCCATGCCCGACTCGCCGATGATGCGGTTGATGCGCTCCCGCATTTTGCGCTCGGCCTCGGCCTTGCGCTTTGCCTCCTCCTCGGCGGCTTTGGCAGCCTTTTCCTCCTCGTAGGCTTTCACGGCCTGCGGGCAGGTGCACCGCTCGGCCCCGTATGGCGGCCAGATGATGCGGTCGCCGAACTTGAAGCCCTTGTGGTAGCGCATGGCCCCGCAGAACTCGCAGTGGACGGGGGCGGGGGTGTCGGGTAGGTCGGCGACGCGCTCGTCGTTGCTCCAGATCCAGCGGTCGCCGTCGTCACTGGTCGCCGTCGTCGTCTGCCGGCTTGAAGCCCTTGCCCCAGTCTCGGCCGGCGTCTGCATCCCGCTGAGGATCTCGCTGATAGCCTTCACCTGTGCTCACCTCCTCGCCGTTCTCCCAGTAGCCGCCGTTGAGCCATGTGGCCGGGTTGGGGATAAAGCGGCCATTATCCCGGCGCCACTGTTCGGAGTGCTTCTGAGCGTTGACGGCCTGCATGATAGCCTCATGCAGCTCGGCCGTCGGCTTGATTTTCCTCCACGCCTTGAGGGCGTACTGCTTGCCGACTTTCTTGGGGTAGGCGTTCCAGAACTCGTCAAACCTGACCTCGATGGGCGACTTCTTCCCCACGCTATCCCCCTCGGCTGAGGGGGTAGGGGGTGTTACTCTCCCTTTCTTTTCTCTACTCTGGTCTACTCTACTCTTGCCGCCGGTCGTTGGCGTGGCGTCCGGCGGTTGTCCGGCGGTCGGCGTATGGTCGTCCGGCGTATCGTCCGAGGACGAAGCGGCGGCAGCACGGCGGCGGGCCGACCGTTCTTTCTCGGCTTGCCGTTGGTCGATCAGCTTGCCGGCGTACTCATACCAGTCGTGGATCTCGAGGGTGCCGTCCTCGTTTTCGTCGATCCAGCCGGCCCGGATCAGCGTATCGGCCAGCTTTTCGGGCTCTCCGTCCCACTGTGCCGCCCGGGCGATCATGCGCGGGGTGATGCCGGCGAGGTCTCCCTTGGGGGCGTTATCGAGGGCCCACAGCCAGAAGGACACGAGCAGCCCCATCATGTGCGGCGGGGTGATCTCGAGCTCGTCGGCTGCGTCAAATAGCTTGCGGTGGTCTTTGAGCGTTTGGTGCACTTGAAGCCATGCCACGGTCGTCACCTCCTTCTATGCGGTCGCGTGTCTTTGGCTCGTTTTCGGTCGGCCGCCGGTCGCCCGGCGGTCGTTCAGAATGGCAAGTCCCCATTGTCGTCCACCTCGGTGAAGTCGCCGGAGCTGTCCGGGTAGTCGGCGAAGTCGCCGCCGGTGTCCTGATGGCCGGCGCCTGCCCCGTCCTTCTTGCTGTCGCAGAAGTGGACAGAGGAGACGGTGATCTCGGTGGCCTTGCGGTGGTTGCCGTCCTTGTCCTCGTAGTTGCGGCTGGTGAGCTCGCCCTCCACGAGGACGAGCCGGCCCTTGGTGAGGTACTTGCTGACGAACTCAGCCTGCGCACGCCACGCGACGCAGTCGATGAAGTTGGTGATCTTCTGGCCGTCCTTGGTCTTGCGGCCGGTGTCGCTGGCGAGCCGGAAGCTGGTGATCGCCACGCCGCTCGGGGTGTGTCTGAGCTCAGGGTCGGCCGTCAGCCGCCCTTGCAGTCCTGTGTGGTTATACATCAGCCTTGACCTCCTTGCTGGTTATGCTGCGCGGCAGCAGCGTCGAGGGAGTTGCAGATCTCGTCGTACTCCTGCCGGGTCAGGGTGGCCGGATCCTGCTTCTTGTACTTCTCGAGGATCCGGGCGATGGTGCGCTCCTTGGTCATGCCGGCGGCCTCTGCCTTCTTGTAGAGGCGGCTGAGCTGTGCCTCGGACAGGCGGCCAGAGCCCTGCCCCTGACGCTGCTGGCCCTGTCTGGAGCCGCCAGAGCCGCCCCCGGGGCCTTTACTCTGCGCGCCGAAGTCGCTGTTGTCGGGATCGTCCTCGCCTTGGTCGATGCTGAACTTCTCGAACAGGTAGTATTTCAGGGCGTAGGTGTGGGCGGCCCCCTTGGCCTTGGCCGGGTCGTCGTTCCAGCCGAGGGCGTGGACGACTGCCTCCAGCGTCTCGTCGTCGTTGTCGAGGTTGATCCAGCGGATCGTCAGGTCGGCCTCGTAGAGGAACATGAGCTTGTCGCCGTTGTAGGTCTTGGTCTGCATGGTGATCCAGTAGACCGGGTCGCCGTTCTCGGCGTAGCGCGTGGCCTTCTCGCCGATGACCTCGAAGTCGACGCCGAGCTCGTTCATGATGGGGGTGATCTTCTCCCACACGTCGTAGATCTTGGCGTACTTGTATTTGACACCTTCGCTGTGCTTCTTCTTGACGATCTCCGGGCAGGCTTTCCGCATTTCCACGAGCTTCTGCCGGAGCGTCAGACAGCGGGCCTCGATGGGAGGGGCCGCAGCAGCGGCCGCCTCCGTCTTTTTGGTCTCAGTTGCCATGTGGCACCTCCTTTAGATGTCGACCGTGAAGGTGGCCGGGGTCTCGTAGGCCGTGACGCCCTCCACGATCTCGCCGGTGCTCTGGATGGTGGCGATTTCGCCGGTGTAGGCGAGCAGCTTCTTCAGCTCGCCCCACTTGGCCGACTCCTCGACCTTGACGAGGTCGCCGTAGCCGTTTTCACGCAGCCACGGCACCAGCTTGGCGTCGTCGACCGTGGCCTTGACGGTGCCCTTCTTGAGGGTCAGGGTGCCGGAGAGCAGCCGGTATTTCTCGGTCGTCTTGGTGGTCTTGTGTGGCACGGTGTTGAAGAAGTCGGCGAGGCAGGAGGTCAGGAAGGCGGTGCCGTTCTCCATGCGCCGGCGGGCGGCTTCGACCTTCTCCTCGATGGCCGCCTTCTGCTGGTCGGCCAGCTCCTTCAGGCGGTTGTACTCGCTGCGCTCCTCGGCGATCTTGCGGATGGCCCAGTCGGCGCAGCGGTCGTCAGTGATACGGAAGGGGGCGCGCTCGCCCTGTTGCACGGTGCCGAGGTCGACCTGCTCCAGCTCGTCGAGGGTGACGGCTGGCAGCACCTCGGCCGGGGCCTCTGCGGCGGCCGCCTGCTGCTCTGCGGCGATGGCCGCGGTGGTCTTATCGCTCATTGTGGTTCTCCTTTCTGTCTGGCGCGCTGGCCTTAAAGGTCAGCATGACGCCGCAGGTGACGGGCTTGACGCTCTCGAGCTCGACGGTGTAGCCGTTGCGCAAGTGCAGGATCTCGCCCGGCTTCATATCAGTTGCGGGTCTCATTCGTTTGGGCTCCTTTCTGCGAAAAAGCGATGGCCGCCGACCTCAGCGACGAAGATCTGGCTCTCGTGCCATGTGCTCGTCACGAGCGCCGGGTTGTAGAAGTACATGACAGGGGCGTCGATAGCGACCTCGCCGCGGTCGAATACGGCCGCGACGGCGTCCTTGACGCTCTGCGTGGGGTCGGGGCGGTTAGATGTATAGCTGTAAATCTCGACGGCCTCAGAGGGCTGCACGCCCTCTTTCTCGGCCGCGTTGAGGATGCACTGAGCGACCAGCATTTGCCCGGCGAAGCTCTCGCCGCCGGCCTCTGCCATGACGACGCGCTCCACGGTGTCGCGCTCGCTGACACTGAGGTAGAAGCGGACGGGCGCCTCGGTCGGCTCCGGCGTCTGCGTACTCGCTGCCGGTGTTTGAATTACGACTGCCGGTTGTTCTGCGGTCGGTGTCGGAAGGTCTGCGGCCGTCGGTCGGTCTGTCCCGATGGTCGAGACGGCCACGCCGATGCCGGCGACCATGACCGCGGCGGTCAGAAGGACGGCCGTCTGCCGGATCCGGGCCTTGGCACGGCGCCGGCGGCGTGTTATACTTTGGGTGCGGGATCCGTGCGCTGGCGAGCTGCCGGATGTTCTCGCAGGGGTCGCCCGGTCGCGTCGGGCGGCCCTTTCTTTTGTTGCTTCCATGGTTTTCTCCTTTCACTGGCCCCGGGCCGTCATGAGGGCCTCGCAGGCTGCGATTGTGAAGTCGCTGAACGCGGTCTCCCTGACGGTGTCGGCGGTCAGCAGGACGAGGTACTCGTCGTTGTAGTAGTCGATCTCCGGGCTGCGCTCCCGGCAGAGGTCGAGCTTCCTGCGGGCATAGGGCTCGGAGCGTTCCCACAGGCTGTCGGGGATCCAGTGTCCGAGGTGCTCCTCGACACGCTCGCGCAGCTCCTCGCTCGTGATGGTGATGGCCGGGGCCATGTTCTTCACCTCCGTGACATCCGGGCCGGGAGCGTCTGCTCGGGGCGCGTGATGCTCTTGTTGAAGCCCTGCGGCTCATAGCGCACGCCGGTGATCCGGCGGCCGCTGACGCCGTACTTGGGGTTATAGCCGAACAGGTTGACATAGCTGCCGAGGTCGTCCCGTTCCTCGTCCATGGCCTTCAGCACCTCGAACAGGGCGAGCACGTCGTCGATAGCCCGGTGGCTGTTCTGCACCTTGTCCTCCAGCTCGTAGGCGAGGATCGCATTGGCGAGCTTGTGGGGGTAGGGGCGGCGGTCTTTGTAGACCGTCAGGCTGTCCAGCCAGTCGAGGTGGCCGGGCTTGAAGCCTCGCAGCAGCTCCCGCAGGAAGCAGGCGTCAAACTGCGCGTTGTGGGCGACCATCAGGACGGGCCCGGGCTTGACCAGCTTGAGGAAGCGGCTGACGGCCGTGCCGCTCTGCACGCCCTCGGCTGCGAGCAGCTCGTCGGTGATGCCGGTGAGGGTGACGATGTTCTCGGGGAGCTGCTCGCCCTCCGGCAGCCGGATGAAGGTGTCCATCTTGCCGGCGATCCGCAGGGCCCCGGCCTGCGTGCGTTCCACGCGCAGCGCCGCGAGCTCGATGATCTGGTCGTCTCCCGGGTTGAGGCCGCTGGTCTCTGTGTCGAAGATGACGAGGGCCTTGTAGCGGTCGAACAGGCTTGCGAGGTTACTCATGGTCGGCCTCCTTCTCCCGGATGGCTCGCAGCTTCCCGAGTAGGAACGAGACCTCTGCCGTGAACTGGCCCTCGGTGGCATAGGTGCCGCCGAACTGGTCGACCAGCTCCGCGACGATGATGGCTGCCTCCTGCGGGCCGATGCCGGTGTACTGCTCGTCTCCGTCCATGGAGATCAGGAGATCGGAGTCCAGATAGCAAGCGGGGCGCAGGCCGTTGTTGCCGTTGCAGGCGTTGCTCCCGTTCAGCGAGCCGTCGGAATCGACGAGGCGGGCGCTATGCTCGTACCCATTGGAGGCGGTGCTGTACG